CGCCTGCTGCGTTGGCGTCGGGACTTGGAGCGCAATTAACGCATCGAGTTCGTCCGAAAGCGCATTTGTATATTTAGCTGTCAAACGCCGTAAACGCGTTTGCTCGTCTCGAATCTCATAGCGCCAGACGCCGCCCCACTCGTAACGAAACAGGCTGATCTGCTTCGGTTGCCCGCTCGATGGTTCGGGCAATTTGGCGAACGACAAGCGCAGAATATGCGCCTGATTCAAAGCGATTGTGTGTGTGGCCTGATAGATGTAAGGCGTGACGGGATTCGGTGTTGCGTCAATATGTTCCAAGCCGGTTCCGCCATCGTTGAACAGGTTCGGCACTTCGGCAACCGTATTCGTCGGATTGCCCCAGTTGACAAGCGTATTCCAATCGACGGGATAAGTTGGGCGATAGCTCAGACCAATCGCCGCCGCCGGTAATTTGTGGTCGTCCGCAACGCCTTTTTCAAGGCTGCCATTATCGAGTTGATAGCGACGCAAACCACTGACGCCACCGCGTTGCAGGCAGACGCGCCACACATCATCCGCCAGGATGTTGAACGAGACGTGCGGATGCGAGACGGCGCCGAAATAATCGCCGATGCGAACACGGTTCGCGCTTATGAGAGCACCGCCCACGTTTGCGCGAAGTTGCGCGATTCGTAAACCGTCGCAAAGTCTTTCGCAAAGACTTCAATCGCGCCGGTCGCCTTTTGTTCGATGTTGAATTGCGCGCTTGCCGTCAATGTCGCAATGAGTATTCGAGTACTCCACGTCGCGCCCTTGTCGCGCGAGATTTTGGAATACAGTTTGAGCGTGGAAGTCTCAACCGCGATTGCTAAGATGCTGCCATCGAACAAACCGCGCGCCGCGCCTTTGGAATAAGTGCTGTCAAATGCCGCCATGCCGACCTCGCTAAAACTGTTGGTTGCGCCGTATTTGAACGAGCGCCACAAGCGCCAATCGCCGCCCGTTTTCTGCCCGAAAACCCACAACCACTGAGCCACATCGAACCACATCGAAGCGGCTTTGCAGCCCGCTATCAGCGCCATCGTTTCGCGCGCTGCCAACGCCTTGCGGGTGCGATAAAGCTGCGCGTCGGCATTGGCCTTAGGTGCTGTCCAGAGCGCGTCTGTGGGATCAACGGTGGAAGCGAAACTCGTGGACACTATTCCAGTTGCAGGGTGTGAAACGGAATCGAAGCTGCCGTAAATGTCGGTTGTCTTTAATTTCGCAGTGTGCGCCAATTCGTCAGCGTAAGCGTGCGTTGTGGTCGGCGTCGCGGTGTGCTGATTGGCGCCGTCGCCAAAATCCCAGCCATAGTCTGCAATCGAGTTGGCCGCGTCGCTAAAAATAGAAGATGCTGAACCATTAAAAACAACTTCTTCGCCTGATGTTGCCGTAAAAGAGGGGATTGGTAAGTTACACAAGCGCAGGCTCTGAGAATTTGCGTTTGGTGGCAAGGGCAAAGTTGTAGAAAAGGTAAGATTGCCTGCAACATAATAATCAGTCGGATTGAACGTAAATAAATAAACAGGTGATATTGGGAAAATCTGCAATCGATAACGGGAAAAGTTGCCTCGACTGCCAAGGGTTTGGCTCAACGACGCATCGCCGGGAAGAAACAGCGTATCGTATGGGGCTGAAGCGCCTAAGGATAAGTCAGTTGTCGAGTTGTAGGGACGAAAAATTGAAGCCTCTGCGAAAGTCCACACATCAGAAATCGTGCTCAGTTGCAAAAAGTTGCTGTTGCTTGTACAAGAGTATTGACCCTCATAATTCAATGTCCCTTTTAACGTGCCGTCTGCCTTGTAGATTTTGACTTGTGCCGAGAGCGAGACAGGGTAGGTGCCATTTGCGACAAAAGATGAAAGACTACCGGCTACCAGAACAAACCCGAACTGAAAAGCCGCCGCGCCGCGAAGCAATGGATCCCTACCCGCGAGTGGCACGTTTGGGCTACTGTCAATACTAAACCCATTAAGGGCATCTCGGTATGCGAAAAGAGTTTGAAACCGCATTAAAACCCACCCATTGCGGCGGTAAAGGCATCCTGCACCGTGACCTGACCAAACATCTTAATCATCATGTTCGCGCCCCCAATGCCTGCATCAGCGGGCTATCCACTTCGATCACGCCGAACACTTCAAACCGTTGTCTGCCGGTCGGCGACGGTGCGGCTTCCTTAAAACTCAAAGGAATGCGAAGCGGCGCGTTTTCAGCGCGAGTACTCGATGAATTGCCATTTGTGCCATTTGCGCCGCCGTTGCGCATCATATCGCCCAACGATGAGCCTTTACCGAACATTCCGAACGATTGCAGAAGATTGATGCCGCCGCGATTGTGCTGTTGCAAAGCGGCCTGTTCGCGCTCCAGGCGCGCGCCGTCAGCACCCGCATCGTCGCCCAAACCGTAAATGCCCGCGCCGTGCCGCAGCGCGATAAGATTTTGCAGCAATGAAGGCGAACGGCCCTGCCTTTCTTCGCTGCGTCCGGCTTTGTTCGCCGTGCGCTCTGCCTTGCGGCGGTCGTGTTGCAAGTTGAGCCGCGCGACTTCTTCCTGCGAGGCGCGATGCGTGTCGTCGTTTTGTGCCGCCGCTGCCATCGCATTGGCATAGGTTTCTTCGGCTTTGGCGTTCTCGATTTGATACGTCAATGCTCGCACGCGGGCGGCGTCTTTGGCGTCATGCGCCGCGTCCAAATCATCTTGCAAGCTCGAAATAAGGTCTTCGCTGTTGTTGGCGTTGCGGGCTTTTGTGACAGCCAAATCGTCGCGGTCAGTGATGCGCTCGTTTCTGGCCGCTTCGCGCGCGGCTTTGTGTTCCTCGCGTTCAATTCTCTTGCGTTCGCGCGCGTCGGCACGCTCGGCTTTCTTGCGTTCGCGTTCGGTTTCGCGCTGCGTTTTATTTTGCGCGCGTTCGGTGGCTTTTGCTTCGCGCAATGCGGAGCGGTCATGCTTTTCGCCACGTCGCGCAAGTCGAAGCTCTTCCTGCGGGCTATCGGCATCATATTTTTTGCGTGACTGCGCCACCTGATCTTCAAGGGCTTCGATACCAGATGAGGAGCCAAACGACGCAGCGGCGGGAATCGCTGCCACCGGCAACGTCGCGCGGCCAAGTGCCGCAGGTGTTGTCGGAGACATGGCGCCGGAACGCAGCGCATCCATTTGGCGCTGTGCGTCCGCCATTTGCGATTTCATGTCGCTTTGTTGGCGATTGGATTCGATTTTGTCCAAATCCGAACTGCTGTAAGTCGTGTTCGCAAGATCGGCATCGGTGACGGTCTCGCCCGCTTCTTTTCCAGCCACAAACTCGCGCAGCGTCCGCTGTTTTTGTCCTCGTTTGTCACGTTGTTCGTTATCGTTTTTCAAAGCGATTTCGTCGGCTTTGTTGCCCGCTGCTTCGACTTCCTTGTCCTTGCCGGTCAATTTGTCCCACAACCAGGTCGCGCCCTTGTAAAGCAGGTAGAATGCGCCCACTAAGGCTGCCAGCGCCGCAATCACCAGAACGATAGTCAGCGCGACCGGCAAGAGAGCCAGCGCGACCGCGCCGAAGCCAACCGATGCGCCCGCAGCCTCAGTGCCCGCCACAGCCGCCGCCGTTCCCGCGCCCGCGACAGAAATGCCGAAAAAGCCCAGACTGATGACCGCCTGCGCGCCAACCGCACCCAACACGAGGATACCGCCGCCTAAAAGCAAAAATCCTACAGCCAGTGCGGCGCCGTAACTCAGGATGGCCTGCATTGGCGCCGGAATCGCCTGGAACGCATCGGAGAGCCATGTCAGCACTGACGTGACAAATTTTATCGGCGGCAATAAATAGCTACCCATCACCGCGCCCAACTGAAAAAACGAATCGGTGAGCATCGAAATCTGTCCCGGCAGCGTATTCATCTGCACTTCCATCGCGTCGCCAACACCACCCTGTGCGGTCGGCATATTGGCGCCTTTGACAAACGCGCGCACGAAATCTTCGCCGCTCATGGCCTTAATTTCTTCGCGGTTGGTCTGCTTGCCCAGCGCCGCCGAAATGATTTTTTCGATGTTGACACCCGCGTAAGCGAACTGCTTCAGGTCAATTTCCTGCGGGTGCTCCATGTTTTTGATCTGGCCTAAGTTCACGGCCAAGCGGTCGAGTACTTCTTCGCCCTGTCCGCCCGCCGCAGCCACGTTCCCCAACGCCGTCATTGCGGGAATCAGCTCGTCGCGTTGGAACCCAATAGCGGCCAGCATTTGCTGATTTTTCATCGCCCCTTCAAAAGAAAAGGGCGTAGCTTTAGCAAACTCCTTTGTTCGTTGAAGTTGGTCTTCGCCTCCTTCGTTTCCGAACTGGCGCGTCAGAGCATTGTGGTAGCCTTCCATCGTGCCCGCGTTTTGCACGCCTTTGCCGATAGCGTAAGCCCCAGCCGCGCCGGTTGCGATCATGCCCATGCCGATGTTGCGTACTTGCCCTAATTTTTCATTGATGCCCTCAAAGCGGGTTTGCGTAATCGCCTTATCCAAATTGCGCATCTTGCCTGTCACGTCGTCAATTTCAGCGCCAGTCGCTTTACCGCCGCTGCGAATGTTTGCCCACATCGTCGACGCGGCACTTGCAGCCGAACGAAACGCGACCGGCAACGATTGCGCGGCGTGCTTTTGTGCATCGGCAGAATCTTTAGCGGATTTAGCGGCGCCGGCGTTGGCATTTTTGACGGCTTGAGCGCCCTGTTTAGCAGCAGCGGCAAGTTGTCGCGCCGCGTCTTCCTCGTCACGTCCGGCTTTACGAAACGCATTCGCGGCTTCGGTCGCACTTTGACCGGTCAACTTGAAGTGCCCGATTGCGCCTTGTAGCGTTGCGCCGGTCGCGGCCATATGTGTTCGCAAATCACCGACGGAAACCGAAAGACCTGCAATTTTTTGCCTGGTGTCGTTCGTCGCATTGGAAAGCGCGGCGTTCGCCTTCGCCATGTCCGTTCCCATGCGAACGCCCGCCGTGCCGATGCCCGCAAGGTCTGAACGGACGGCGACGGCGCCTTCAGCGATTAAGCGGATTACAATGGGGTTCATTAGGTGTTAAAATCCGAAAAATGAAACGTCATTTTCTGAAACTTGCGCCTCTTGCCTTACTCGCCTTGACGGGATGCGGTTCACCTAAGCCGTATACAATTTACGACCAAAAGTTCACTTCCTATCAGGCGACTTCCTGGGTTGATGTGCCCGCCGACGCAACGGATGAGCAAATGGCGCAATGGGGCAAAGAAATCGCACAAGACCGTCAGGGCGCGAATGGCATCTTCATCACGTTCTATAAGGGCGGGCATGATGCTAACCACCTTGTCGGCCAATACTCGGACACAAGCGGATTCTCAAAAGACTAAACTCACAAGCCGTTAACATTCACAGTCTCGGTAAACATCGGGCGCTGAAACAGGAAATAAAGCAGCCATGCGGCGCCATCAATGGCTTGCACTGCCCCCGAAAAGCCAATCGAGTACTCACTTCCGCATCGCTGCTTTAATTCGCGCAATTCATCGCAATTGTGCCAGTATTCGAGCAGCTTGCCACAGCGATAAGCGACGTAGCAACGCATTTCAAGCTCTTGCCGCTCATCGAACCATTCGTCAACGGCCTGGCTTAATCGTTTCCACTGTTCGGCTGCGCGTTGAGAATCTGCTCCTCCATCATGCGCTCGGCTGTTTTTTTTACAAAAGGATTGAGTTCGGGATTGAGATTCAACACCTGCACCGAAAGCTGGTTGATAAAATCTTTGGCCTCTAAGCTGGCTCGATCCATCAGCCCGACGACGCGCTGTTGCGTGACTTTTCCGTTGCGGTCGTGGCGCTCCTCGCGTCCGGCAATTTCTTCATACTTCCACTTTGGCACCCATTGCGGCACATCTTCAGTACCGACGTTTACAACAACGGAATTGACAATAGCCAGCGCGACGGCGCTCGAATCTTCCACATCTTTTTCGCGCATCGAAAAAGCGTTTTTGTTCATGCGCGCCGCGCGTGCGTTGAGCGCCGCCGCTTCCTTCGGGCTATGCTGTTTGATGTAAAACGTCTGCAAGCGGCCTTTAACGGCAATGTCGACCGGAAACACAACGTCCACCGGATCATCGCCAAAAAGCTGCAAGATGTCCATTTCTGCATCATCGTCAAATTGCTGCACGTCGCTTGCGGACACATCGGCGATGGACGATTCACCCTTGAAACGCATATAGCCGGGCGATTTGCGCAACGCATCCACCATCGCCGCTTTTTGTTCTTCGCTGAACTGGTTGCCGTCCGACACCACGCCGTTTGACGCTACGCCGGACGGCAAATCTTCGACTTCCTGACCGTTCATACGCACTGTAATCATGGTTAATCCAGGAAGCCCGATTCAAAGCTGATTGTCGCTGTGCCCGGGCCGTCCGCGACTTTGTAATTCACACCCGTGACTTTGTATTTGCCAAATACGGTCGCATCGGCAATGTCGGCGGGCGTGATGAAGTCAAGGCCAACCTTGACCGCGATCACGGTAATGTCGTCGCCCACGTTGGGCGGCACGCCTTCGGTTCCGAGAAAAACATCCACGCTGCCGGTTGCCGAACGACGCATCAAAACTTTCTGCTCGAATTTTGATGCGCTCGCTGTCGCGTCCGTGCTGCCCTGCTTGACATCAAGGCTAAAGTTAGACCACGCGAGAATCGTCCCCGCGCCGGTCAGCACAAGGCCGGTCGTTCCAATGTCTTGCCCGCGAACTCTTTTCAGTGCTAATGCCATCGTTATTTAGCGCCTTCGGCTGCATTGCCGGTGCTTTTGGTTGCTTTGGTGTCGGTCGGTTTAGCGTCTGCGGTTTTGGTGTCGCTGCCCTCAGCGGCCTTGCCTTCAGCGGCTTTTGAAGTGCGCGGCGGCTTGATTTCACGCGCACCGGCGTCGATCATGCGCGCGGCTTCTTCTTCGCCGACAACGTAGGTATTGGCGAGATAAGTCTTATTGCCGACTTCCAGGCGTGACCCGATGCGAACGGTTTTTGTGTTCATAAAATCCTCATTGCGGAAATATCACGCATCGAAACTCGTGCGTGTTGGTATGTGTGCCGTCCTGATTGCGTCCCGAACCTTTGCGCGCCGTCGCGCCCATCAGCCCTATGTCGCGCAAAACTGCGTAATCGTCGCGCACAATTTCAAGAAAGGCCGATGATAACAGCGTGTCCGCGCCGACTGGATTGGCCATGCCGATTTTCGCGCCACTCTCTTCGGTTGCCACAACGTCAGCAGGAATCAAGACGGCGCGCGCATCACGCCCCCAGTCCGGCGCATCCTGTTCCTGCGGTTCATCAAACACGATGTAGGGCTTGCCGATTCGCTCTTCGGGTGACGGCTCTTCGTCCGCCGTCACAACGTCCGCGCCATTGTAGCGTGCGAACGGCGCTTGATAATCGGCATCGATCCGCGATTGTAGATGCGCCTTGAGCAGGTTCAATGCTTCGCAGCCGTCGGAGATGTTGGGCATTTAGGTACTCGTTTGCAGCGGTTCGCAGCTTGGTTTTTGCAGCGATGCAAAAATATCGGCATCCGCTTCGATGTCGTCTATCCACAAGTCCAGTTTGAGCCGCATCGCGCCTTTCTCGAGACCGCATGACAGTTCAAAGTTGCGCCATGTGGTCAACTCGACATCGTTCAAAAATAGTCGAACGTCGTGCCCCGTAACTCGCACCAGCTCTGTATTCGGGTCACGTTTTTCGATGCGCAATCGCGCCGATTGATTTGCCATAAGCACCTCACAAGCCAAGTTCTGTGCGGATTTCGTTTAAGAAAACCGGCTCGATTTGCGGTTCAACGATGCGCACCGCTTCTTCGGTCGCCGGATTTCTACGGTTCACCCCGTCTTTCGAGACTGGCAACTTCGCCAGACGGCCTTCATATTTCGAGCTTCTCCCGACCGGTCCGATGGTTCGCTCACCGGTTCGGCTTTCAATGGTTTGGTTCGATTGAAAGTCACCGCTGCGCCTCCATTTCGGCCTGCCGTTCCTGCCGCGTGGAATCGGCCTTGCGTAGGTTTTAGCCACTTGCCGCCGCTTTTCGTTGAGAACGATCTGCGACGTGCGGTCGAGTGCTTTTTCGGTTGCACGCTCAATATCAGCGCGCGCGAGTTTTTGCAGTCCGTCAAGCCCGCTCAGGCTAATATTGAAGTCCACAGTTCGCTTAAATCCGAACAACTAAGCGCCGCGAAGTCGAACGTGGGACCGGCTCCAGTCCATCTTCGGCAATGACTTCGGGCTGCTTGCCGACAACGTAGCCGATACCGGCGCAAATCAGGTCAATTAAGGCATTCGATTCTTCGCTCAGTCGAATACCGTCACTTTGCCGCTTTGCTGTGAAGTTCAGGCCACTTTGCACACGTAACGACACGGCGCGCGTCGCAATCGTTAAGTCGTCCGCCAATGCGTCTTCGATGTCCGCCGGTGTTTCGCCTTCCAATGCCGCCGCGACCATTTCGGAGGGCAACGGCCATTGAAACGGGTCGGCACACTTGCGTAGCTTCTTCATCACGACTGCCGCCGCGCCGGGAATGCGCAACTGGATGTCCGCAACGAAAGCCGCCATGTCGGGAAATGAAACGTCCACCATTTCAGGCAACAGGCGGCTTTCGACTTGGATGGATTCAGCGCTTGGAAGCGGAAACGGATAGGACATTTATTTGCCTTTTGCAGGCGCTTCAGGCGTCTGTGTCACTACAGGCGGCGGTGGCGCGGGTGCAGGTGCAGCCTTAACTTCACCGGAGGCTTTGCCAAACGTCCAATCGCCCGACAGCGCGCCGGAATCAACTAATCGTTGACCTTGTTCCGGTGTCAGCACTGCGGCCAATTCGTCCTTGTCATCCACGCCGTAGGTTTTGGCGGTTGTCGTTACATTTGGGCCGTCTGTCGTTTGCGTTTCCAGCCGAACGGCGCTCAAAACTTCGCGGTTGTCTCTTGCCATTGTTCTTTTCCTTTAGGTGTTCGCTTTTGAGCGTCTGCCTTAGATTCCACACGAAATTACCCAAAGGTTGTCTTCAGCAGGAATCGAGAGCGCGTTGACCTGCGCCGACACCTTAGCGCCCTTGCCTTCGTTGAGCGAGGTGTAATAAATCACTTTGCCGTTGCGGTCAATGCCCGCGCCTGGAAACTGGCGCGCCAATTCCGCTGCGCGCACGACCGGTGCGAACGCGGTGCGTCCAACATTGCCATCCGTCGGGATCGCGGCAATGCGTCCGGTCTGCCACTTTTTGGTTTTGACGAACTCAAGGCCACCATCAACCGGCACGTCCAATGTGTCTTCAATCGTCAAAAAGGCGAACGGACGGCCAATGACATCACCGATGCGCTGCTGCACATCACGGCGCGTCGGGCGATAACCGTTCAGCAGGTTCGGCGCACCGGCTTCAATCGCGTTGTAAGTCGATTGGCGCAAAGCCACGCCATGAAGTTGGCATAAGCGGTTCCGCTTGTCCACGCTGTTCCAGCGGTCTGGATGCGAGCGGGGTCAAAGCCAAACGACGTCACATAGGTTCGTCCGGTCTGCGGGTCGTCCTGCGTGATGCTGCCGGTCTGCCACAGCGTCAAAGCGTCCAATTCGATGCGGCGCTCGTCGGCTTCAGCCAGCGCATCGGTGCGCGACGGCAAGTCCGCGCCCATGCGTTGCAAAATCAGCGCTTCGTTGTTGTCGGTCACTTCGACCAACTTTTGCATCTCTTTTTCGCCAAGCGTGAAATACGCTTCAACTGGAATAATTTCCAGGTCGCGCGTATTCGGCGTGCGAATCGGAATGGAACGACCCGGGCCGTTCCATTCGCGGCGTGATGCTGTTGGGCGGAAGTTGCCGATGCTGATTTCGCCAATGTTGACACTGCGAACAGGCTGCGGCGGGAAAAACGTCGGGTAAAGCAAGTTTCCGACGTTGGTTGGCGTCACCAACTGCGCCGATACAGTGCGGTCAACACTGCGCAGTCCTTCGACTGATTCAAGTAAGGAAACCAAATCCATATTATTTGTCCTTCAAGCACTCGCTTGAGTTGTTTCAGGGCTGTTTAGTGGCAACCGGTTAAGCTCGCTTAGGTCAGCGACAGCACAATTTTCGAGTTGGGGCCGTTGAGCGCTGCAATTTCCGCCACGCTCAGAACGCGGTCGAGTACATCTTCAGCGACATCACGGTTGAAAACGCCATTGACCGCGCACGCGACAAACGGGTCATTGGTGATCGCCGTCAATGTCGCTACTTGATTGTCCGCCGCGACTTTAACCGGCTCAACTGTGACGCATGGCACTTCGTTGGATGCGCCCGTCAGAAAGACGCCACCCAATGACAGCGGCACGTTCGGCTTGAGAAAGCCCTGTGCGTCGATTTCCTTGCCCGTCAGCGCGGAAATATCCACCTTGACGTGCAATGTTTCATAGTTGCCGATAAGCGCGCTCTGGTGCGCCTGCTTGCCGGTTGTCTTTTGAACGGTAATTGGCATTTTGTTTTCCTCGCGCCTTTGCGCGTTGCGCTTAAGCGCGTTTTTTGGTTACTCAGGTTGCAATGCCGACTTGCTCAGTCCATGACTTCGCGGGTGCAACATTGGCGGCTTCGGCTTTCGCCTGTTTTTCGGCGCGGATTCTGTCCCACTCGTTTGTGGTTTTTCCGCCACCTGGCGCCGCCCCTCTTGGGAACACGACAACCGGCTTTCCCATCGGCGCTGTCACTTCGGCCTGCAATGAGGGCAGATAAGCGGCAAGCGTGCTGTCAACGTATTCGCTGAGCGGATTTTGCACGTCTTTGTCGCCGTCTTTCCATTTCACGTTGACTTTGGCGTTCTCGCCTTCACCTTCGACTTCAAGCGTAAAGCCCTTGCTCTTAGCAAGGTCGCCCAACACATCGGCTTTATAGCCCGACAGCGCCGCCGCTTTAGCGATCACCTTTTCCGCCTTGAGTGCGTCGCGTTCGCTAACAGCGCCTTGACTGTCCGCGATTTTCGTCTTGACTTCGTCCGGCGTGCCCAGTTCGTTGAAGGCCGTCCACTTGGCGGCGTCTTCTTTTGAAAGCACAACGGCGTCGTCCGGCGCGACTTTGGTTTTTAGTTCGCGGTTCTTGCTGCGCAGCTCGGCGTTCTCGCTCAATAAATCGGCGGCTAAAGCCACGCCGTCACCGCTTTTCTTATCGAGCAGGCTTTGCAAATTGCGACGCGCCTTGTCGTCGTCATTGCCATTGCCGCCGTTGCTACCGCCGCCACCGGCGTTGCCGCCGCCTTTGTCCGCTTCTTCAAAAAACCACTGCACGCCAAAACGATTGTGCTTGATAAACATTGCGCTCCTTGAGCTATGAGCCGACCTTGCGGCATAGGATAAAAACAAAAAGCCCCGATACTCACAGGGCTTTCGCGTCTGCGGGAATCGGGGCGGAAATAGATAAATCTATGTGGCCTGATATTCAGTTGTCGAGTACTCCATTAGTCAATGACTTCAATCATCTCAATTGTTGCTCTTGTATGTCCCCATTGTATTTGAGTGCCACCAAATGAAGTAATCATAGCGTTTGTATTTAAGACAACGTGATTAGAACGTTTCTCGAATTTACCATCGTCGCGTAACCGAGTTTGAGTAATCGTTTTGCCTTCTTCTTTGGTTTCAAGAATAACACTCATCGTTTCACCTGTTTCAATTCTTTTCGCAGAGTTTCCGCCGCCGACTGGTGCGCTTTCGGGTCGTCACTTTGCGCCACGCGTCCGGCATAACTACTCAACGCCTGCCAGAACTTTGCCGTATCTATCGGCGCCTGATAATCTGATTTGACGTTTGCCATTATAACAAGTTTCGGGCCGTCAATCTATTTATTTGGCCGGTAAGAGTCTGGCCTTCAAAAGTGCATCGGCCAACATATTGATCGCCAGTTCCTGCGCGTTGTGCTTGAAACCTTTCTTTTCGGTTTTGAACACATCAAAATGCAACTCGATCAGTTCATGGATCAGCGTATGTTCGGCATTGTAGGGCGTGCTTTGCGTTTCGTCGTGATCGCCTGGCATTTTCAACTTGATGCGCGCGACTTTCTCTTGTCGCGATAGCCAGCATTGGCCGTGATCGTTGTCAACTTCGCGCCCGCGCACGACTTGAACAGAAATATTCCAGTCACACAATCGAAGAATCGGCTGCCATTCCTCAAGCCATGATTCGGCTTGCTGCTGCGTTAGTTCGGTTGCGCCGCGTGTTTCTTTACTCATGCTTCTCCTTTTCTCGTTATCACAACACAATGACATGAGTTTTTGCATTGATCGTCTCCAATCGGCGGCAGTTCGTCAATTGGAACCCAATCCAACGCCGCCGCTTCTTCGCAATCCGAACAATGGGCGACGTTCGCCAGCACCCGCTTTCCCTCCGTGTGCCCAATTCCCTTCTGCGCTTCAACACGCTCATTCTCGTAAACACTGCGAAACGCATTGGAATAGCTGATTAAGTCTTTTGAATCGCGCGCCGCTAATTGACCGGTTGTGCGAACACGGCTTTGCAAGGCGAGTACTCGATTGCGCAGATAATCGAATTGCTCCAACGTTTGCTTTTCAGCGCGCTCAATCATCGCCGTCGTCAAGTTGTCATAGCCGCCATGCGCTAATGCCGTGTTCGCCAAAATACCGCGCTTAATCGCCCCTTGCATCAGCGGTTCTAATTCCGCGACCGTGATTTCACCGTTCGTCAATCGTGTCACCAGAATGCCAATGTCCGCGTGCGACTGAGACACAACACAATCCGCCGCAGCTTTGATTGTCGGCAATGGCACGCGCGCGCCGCCGCCGCCACCGGTGTTGCCGCTAACCCACGCTGCCGCATCTTGAAGCCACCTGTAAACATTCATACCCAGAACAGCCTTGCGCGCTTAGGCGGCATTGTAACGCGCCCGCCATCCGCTGTGGGCGCTTTACCCGCAATCGAGAGCTTCTGCGTCCACTCGCGCGCATCGGCAAGGTCGGCGGCTGAAATGCGGCGCGCGTTGGCGTCACGCGGTTTTAACCGTCCGACTTTAATTGGTTTGAGCATTTTGAGTACAAGGCACCGATAATTCTTCTTCGATACGCTTAAAATCGTCGGGAAACACGACTATGCGCGACGCCAAAACTACCAAATCGGGTGACGACAATTCACCAACTTCCAGCCAAATAGAACCATTCGAGTGTTTTACAGCAAAAATCTTTATGACAATGGACATCACGCCACCGCCTTATCAATCGTTCCTACTACAATCGTTCCCGCGGCTGTCGGATTCCGCTCCCCAAAGTCGCGCAGGTTGCGCTCTTCCTGAATCTTGTTTAATTCGGCGTCTAAATCTTCGACTCCAAGCATTGTCATTGCCAACTTGCGCGAAATGACTTCCGCCGCAACTTCTTCAAGAATGAGCCGCTTTTCATCCGGCGACAACGGGCCGCTGTTCGGGTGACACGTCACGTTATCGCGCAGCGCCTTCATTTCTTCAAGTTGCTCTTGCGCCACATAAGCCGCCAGACAGCGCACGCCGCGCAACACGTCACGCAAACTGCCTTCGACCTTGCGCGCGATTTTAAGCAACGCCCGCGCAAAGTCCGCGCGCGCTTCGATGCGCGCCACGCCGCTACTGTCAGGCGACAGGGCTTCTAAGACGTGCGCCTGATTCGCCGCCGTGTAGAGCTCGCGCAAGAAGAATCGAATGACTTCGAGCAGCGGATCACTCGAAACCGGGTTGCGATAAATAATGGTGCCACCGCGTGCGCTGCGTGTCACGCTGCCTTTGTCGTCTTTGGATTCATCCACAACGCTCATGTGAAAAGGCGCGGTGCGCGGGCCGGTCATGGCGTCCGCATCTTCGTAAATCGGTTTACCGCTATCATCTTTGCGGCCTGTGTCTATGACCGGCGTCGCAATATCAACATGGTTCTTTTCGGGAAAACCGGCCACATCGGTATTGATTTTCACCATTGTGCAATCGCTGTTAATGACGTTGTTCAGGCGGATGTTGGCATCGCTGGCGACCGGCGAAAATACAAGCGGATGAAACTTTGCTTCAACCACTAAGGGCACGCCGCCGGTATCGAGTACGAAAGACTGTGGCGCGCTTTTGTCGTCTTTCAAGATGCGAACCTGAGTTAAGACCGGCTCGATCTTGTTGCCGTCCGCGTCGCGCGTCGGGCACCAACTGACTTCAATGCACTTGATGGTTTTCGTGCTATCGGCGGGGTCTGGCTCGGCGTAAGAATAGATGCCGTATTTCTGACGGATGCTCGAATCCGTGTAAACGAAAGCTGTTCCCGCGTCCGGCACTTCGCAGTAAATCAATTCCAGCGCGTCTTGAAAGTCCGCGGCGTTGATCGCGCTCACAACGCTTCCCGCCGCATCGGTAAAATCGCGCACGAATCCCGGCGGCACGCCATAATGGAAATAGGCGCGGTTCGATGAAACCAGGCGCGACGTAAACACTTCCAATGTTTCAGCCATGCGCTCGTTATCCCACCATGCGCCTACCGACGAATCGGCCAATTGCTTGGCCTGGCTTGGCTTCGCGGCTTCGCCCTGGGCTGCGCCTTCGGTAATCGGTTTCTCGTCCACCGTTTCAAAGGCCGGTTCCTGCCCGACCGCGCCCGCCACATAGCGCCGCGTCAGTTCGCCCAACTTTGCCAATGGCACGAACGATTGCTCGATATAACGCTGCCCTTCTAAGTCGTCCATCGCGGCGGGTGGCCCGACGTATTGCTTTCCTTTCTGATAATAGTTCTCGCTTTCGAGAAACAGGACGGCGGCATTTTCACTGTCGCTGAGCTTGGGCAACAAGGCGGCGGTTTTTTCGTAGTCAAGGGTTTCGATAAGAGGCATAATGTTTAATTGATTCAATATCGGGCGTTGCGACTGCGCGGCGGTTCGGATAATTCGACTTCGGGCGCTTCCGGCACAAACAAATACGCCAGCATATCGGCAAAGTCCGGTGAAGCCACGCCACGCCGCCGCATATTGATTTTGCTCTCGATGCGTATCTTACCCGCTTCGTTCGGTTCGGCTAAAGGCAAGCTCAACTGCTGAATCAGCGTCGCATGGTTCGGAATCGAAATGAGTTCATCCGGCGCATAATCGGCACCTTCGTTAACGACTTCCCACGTCTTGCGGAACCGCTCGCGCAGCATCCACCACCATTCCGCGCGCGCATTTACGAACTTTTCCTGAGACGTGCGCCCGTCTTTCCATCGAGTACTCGAAGCCGCTTCTCCGCCGTTCAACGCGCGCACCTTGAACGCGACCGCTTTGCCCATCTGCGCGACTGGCTCGCCATAACCGCCACCGTTATCGAAGTTCAAATGGACGACACCGCGCGTCTCGCATTCTTCGCGCACCTTCATCGCCGTATGCGTCGTGCTGACGCCGCCCCAATCCATAATCAATTCTTGCACAACGCAGCCACGCCGGAAGCCCAGCACGTTCTTATCGCCACCTTCAGCCGCAATGTCCAACGCCGCCAACAGTTCGCCGTTGCTACTCGCGCCCTGAAACCCGACCGCAGCGCGCACCCATTTGGCAGGAATACAAATGCCTTCAACGGACGCCGAATAATCTATGTCCACTTCCTGAGCCAGTGTCACCGGGTCAAGGTCGCGCTTTTGCTTTGCGTACCATTCGTCGCCTTTACGCGGGTCATCGCGCCAGTTGAACGTGAAAACTTCGTAGTTGCCGCTGAAACGCTTGCGATAAAATGCGTTGCCCTGACCGTTTGGCGTTGATACCCAAATCTTGCAGCGGCTTGTCTGCGAGAGCGCCGCATCCACGCGCTGGCTTCTTTCGAGAAATGCGGCTTCATCAACAAAATACATCGAGGCGCGATCACCTCTGCCAATGTCATCGCCACCTTCACCGCTGATGCTACTCCCGTTGTCTTTGTTGAGAATCTTGCAGTAGCCCAGTGAGTACTCTTTGGGCTTCATCCAATGCGGCAAATTGTCAATTAGAAAACGCATTTTCTCGAAGATACACGCCGGATCACCAACTTTGTCAACCAACTCCAATTTGCGCGAACCGAAGCCGACGCGAAAGCCATCGCGAAACAGCCAGCCATGAACCGCATACGCGCAGCAGAGCCACGTAAAGCCCACGTCGCGGCACTTTTCCGCCACGCCGTCCTGGTCGTTCGCTTCGCGCTCCTGCAGCCAACGCAGAAACTCCGCCTGTTTATCAAAGAGCGAAAACGGCAAGGTCGAAACCACTTCGCGCGGGTCGTATGTCCAAACCCAGTCACTGCACCACGTCACAATATCACGCGCGCAGACGGTTAACGCAATCGCTTGCGCCGCCTCGTTATGCTCCAGGCGGCTACGTCTCACCACCCGCTTCCCGATAGAGTTGCATAAGTTCGCGTTCATCTTTTTCTTCCAGGTCTTCGAGTGTGAACACCTTTCTTTTCAGTGGCCTTTCACTGCCTTCTGTCGGCATTTGCGGTTTCACCGGCCCATCAATTTGCGAGTAAACAAACTTCGCGGTTTCAAGCCAATCCTTCGCTGAAAACCTCAACGTCTCGCCACTCGGCAACTCGGTTTCACCCGTCGTTAAAACCGCCCACAACATTCGCGCGAGCAGACGACGCGGCTCCACCAGATCGCCGCTTTCCGTTGGCATCTTCTGCCGTCCGGCGACTTCAAGAATCTCCGTCAGAGCGCGGCTTTTTGGGTTGCGTCCTTTCGGATTTCCGCTTTGACCCCTTACAAATGGCATTTTGTTGTTCCGTATTGTTTAACAATGATTCATCAATTTCAACAGTCATTTTCGAGTACTCGATTTGTTGTTACGATTGTCTTTTTGCGGATTGAGGAATACGAATAATCGTCGTCAATCCCTGCGAGTTGATGCCGCGCCGGATTTGGCGCGACGCATATTTTTGCAACTGGTGGCACGCGATGCACTCCGAGCGCAAGCCATCGGCTTTAGTCGAATTATGGCGAAAAAAGCTGCCCGAAACAAAAGAAGAACAGGCGTAGCACCATTTGCGGCCAGCGTAGCGTTCGCGCGCATAATTTTCTACGCTCATTCCCAATCGCTTACCCGCACCTTTCCAGCCACGCGGGTAACTTGTCAAGGTTGCCATCGTTTCCTCTCCGCAGTGGTTTTCTTCACCCAGTACTCGCCCGATTCGGGAAACTGGTGCGACTTGCCTTCAACTTCACACCACCATGTCCGCGAAACAATCGCGCCGCTTTCGTCTCGATAATAGACCGCGAAATTGCCGAAAAAAGCAAGCGCGGCGGTTCTGTCGACCGGCACAAGGTCTGCCGAAACTTCCTCTCTCATTGTCAATCCTTCATCACAACCGCGTGCCCTGTTTCGAGCAAAACCGCACTCAAATCGCGTCCATCGGACAACGTAATGCGTCCCAGCGTGCGCCGCCACTTGTCGTATTTTTTCGATACAACGGTAACGCTATCGCCCACCTTGAGGAGGGTTTCGACGAACGCTTTGGCAGCCTGGCCTTCCGCTGTGGACAGTTCCGGCGCGTTGACGCCTTCCAATCGCACCGGCTCGCTCTTGTGCCATAAATCCCAGCCAAGCGAAATATCAACCAAAATTGTATCGGCGTCGCGCACGCGGACGACAACGGCGGGCACGGTATAGGTTGTTTTACTCATTTGATGCCCTCCAGGACTTTTTCAGGCGGTTCGATGGTTTTCAGGTAGTGCACAAACTCAGTCGAACTAATGATCGTCGCAGGGCTAAGCGACTGCATCAGGTGAAGATGTGCCAGAAAGTTTTTCATGGCCGAAGACAGAGCCGTCACGCGCCGTCTTTCCAACTCCCGCTCCGCAGTGCATTCTGTCAGATTGTCTTCCAGCAGCTTCTTTTCCGCTTCGCAACCCGCCGCCTGCTCGCGCAGCAGGGTCGCCACGTCGTCGCGGTCTTTACGCTTGAAAGCCAGCTTGTTGTCGCCCGAAGCCAGCCCTTTATTGATGAGCGCAACGACGATTCCCAAAAACGTCGCACCACCAAACAAATTGCCCAGTTGCTGCCAGTTAAATGACGATAGAAAGCCCAGAAAGCCATTACCCACATTGTGCCTCCTGTCCTTTCTCGACAGGCACTACAAGGCGAATGGCCGGGTGCTGCTCGAACAATCGTTTACGGGCGCGGGCGCGGGCGTGCAACGCCAGATACACCATCACGCTGATAGACCAGCGTAAAACATAAGTCGCTGCGACGGCGCGCGGCTGACTGCTTTCGATAATCGCCAATGCCATCACGCTCCACATCCCCGCCGCCACTAAAGAAATACGAGCGCGAAACACCAGACTGTTGTCGTTCATCTGGCCATGCACGAGGGCGATAATTTTAATGGCGCCAACAAGGGACAGGACACACGCCCACAATATTTTGTCGAATGAAAGAATCGTCAGCGCGGAATAGAGAAAAGGCGCGACATGATGACCATAGGCATCGACCGACAATACTTGCCAGGCGTTAATAATCGCCGTCACGCCCAGCCCGCCTTCGTAAAACACCGTGTCGCGGTCTTCAAGCCACTCGTTAAAAGTTTGAAGCCGGCGCCGATTTTTTTTACTCATCCTTTCGCCTTGCTTTGCACCCGCGCCGTCGAAATATCCGCAATCCCGATTCGGTCACTGTCAAAGCGCGCGGGGTCAACGTTCCAACCCGTCTCGCGTTCAAAGTTCGTTTCGGCAGTGTAAGCGCGCTTCTCGACAATCAGCAACGGCACATCGAGTACTCGCTTGTCGAAACTGACAACCGCTTCGCGCGCATTGGTTTTGCGATAGCCGACCGCTTTGCCACTGCGCTCACCAGTCGCACGCAGCGGAATGTAGATTGTCGCTTGGGCTTTGGCGTCCTCATATTCCAAAGCGTCAACATCGTTGCCTCTTAAGGTCAATCGTTCATTGTCCTGAAACAGGCTGTAGATGTTGGCGGCATCTGTTAGAGCGGCAAAGCGCAACGGGAATTCTCGGTGCGCTATTGGCGCTGCTTGCGCATGGGGTGTCGTATGGGGTGCCGGCGTTGCTTGCGGCGCTTTTCGACAGCCGCCCGCCACAATGCTTAGGACGACGACAAACGCCACGAAAGCGGCAAAAAGGTGGTGGCGGGTGAAGTGTTTCATGGGGATGCTCACTTATTCTTGAGTTATCCAAAAGCCCGCTTCTTGCAATTTAGTGATCGCAACGGCTTTCCCGCGCCCTGATGCACGTCCATCTTTACCGCGCAACTGGTGAATGATCACTTGAATCTGAACCAAAATTGCTTCGTCAGCAGTTGGTGCAATTTCCGATTCGTCAATCTGTGCATTGGCAGTTTCTTCGTTCATTTTTTCTCCTTACTCATCGCCTAAAGGCGAAATATAATCGGCACCTTGAGCATGACGTTCACATGAAGCATGGCCTTTACCGCAACCGATAAGGCAAATCGCCAGTCCATCGCACCCGTGAACCGTGCAGATGATGCCATCCCGCGGAACAAGTTCACCCATCAATCTACGAAAAGTCGCTTGCGAGATACCACGCTTGAGCTGCATATCATTTTTCCTTTTCGAGTACTCAATTCACTCAAACTACAACTCAACGCGCGGCGGCGTTTTGTTCAGGCGGTTCAGCGACTTTCGGCCTGTCCACGAAAAGGGCGGGCGTACCATCAGCCCAATTTCCCTCACGAAGCACCACAACGCCCGCCGCCGCCAGAACACGGCGAACCGGCGCCCAGTTCTCATTTGCGCGTTCGTCCGTTATCACGCGCGTTGCACCGTCGCGCGTGACGATAATCACCGAATTAGGCGGCAGTCCCACCGCGTCCGGCGTTGCAATCGCGGTCACTGTTTCGCCTTTCAGCATTGCGATTTCAGAAGCCGTCAGAATGCGAATGCATTCAAAATGCATAAAATCTTTGCGCTTGCGATAATCGGCACCGGAACCAAAACCATACTTTTTGAAGATGGGAATGATTTCGGCAAGGCTGCCCTTTTCGCCTTTGGGCGCGCCGATACGACCAAGACCGTTCCATGCCGCGTTCAAGTCCAGCGCCAAACCTAAAGCATGATTGCTGATATTTTGACTGCCACGAATCGGGCGCGGGTTGTAAGAGCCGTCGTAGCTCAGAATCAGGTGCAGCAAGCCCTTCGCTTCGATTTCAGCGAACGCCGCCAAAAGCTGCGGGATCGCTTTTTTGAAAAACGTCACACGCCCGCTGAAACGCTGCCCTTCAACGCGGACGCCGACCAACTGGGGCACAACGACTTGCGCCAGATTGTGCGTCGGCCAATCGTTGGCGAAGGTGATTTTATTGGCGTTGACGACGGTGTAGCTGACCGTGCCCGCAACCGCGTGTTCAACCGTTGGCATTTTTAAATCCTTCGCCTTGCGCGGGTATCTGAGCGTCGTATTCGGGAATGTCGAACGCCGCCGCTTCGTTCGTTGCCGCCTGACCTGTTGAAGTCGGCTGAGACAGCGTTTGAAGGGGCGCAGACGTGGCTTTTGCGGTGTCATGCCGCAACCAGGCTTGAACCGTTTGCGTGCGCGTGAGAGCGTAGAACACGCCCAAAACGGCCAGCCCGATCTGCGCCGCTGCCGATGTCTGCGGCTGTTTTTCGAGCAGCGATTGAACGATGGGTGCGAGCAACATCGCGCTTGAAACCATCGTCACGAAAAACGTGGAAGTTGTCCAGCCTGGTTTATTTTTCATGTTTTCCCTGAGCCTCATTTCGAGTACTCGATTACTTGTTGACGAACTTTCGGACAGGATTTTCGTCGCCATCATAATCATGCACGAAAATAATTTTTAGTCCAACAGAAATAACGTTCGGAAGTTTCGCGGCACGCTCAACGATGCAGTTAGCGCACAGGATTTCACACCACTCTTCATGTTGAGGATGAATCAGTAGCCACTGTTCTCCGGTTAAAACAGTGTCAATGGAGCCTTCTTCGCCGCCGCAACCTGTGCATTTACGTTCTGGTGTCA